CTGTTTTCCATTGTGTATCACCTTTGATACGTAGTGTCTTGACCCTTTCTTTATACTCTATTCGTGTTTGCCATCTAGTCTTTGGCACATAGATGTTGTTATACTTAATGATAGTATCCTTGGTTGTGATATACTTCTGCCATACGATAGTATCATTCATGATCACTGGGATGCTATCAATGGTAGTTATCCGTATAGTATCACTATCCTGCACTACCTTCAACCCATTTTTTAACGCTTTTTTGTAGTGCCATTGAGCACGCTTAGGAGCTGAGCAGGATGTCGCAAATATAGTAGAAACTAGCGACAAAATAATTATTGAAAGTCTCATCTGCTATAGGCTTTGTAACATCTTAATCATTCGGGGGCATGGGTAAATATCCGCCTTGTCTTTTCTAACACTGTTATGTGTATAAATCCCAGGAGTACCTTTGAATGCTTCCTTATCAATGCTAAATATCTCTGACCGGTAAGCCTTGGGAATGTCATAGGTCTCACATAAGTACTCTACCAACTGACGAGTGCTTTCGATTTGCTCATCCGTATACTTATACCAGTGAATATTACCCTTGTATGGTGCATCTAATGTAGTTACCATGGATGGGTCTACAATACTTTTAACATAGTTGTAGTACTTTCCATCTCTTAGTTTTAATGGACCCCAGTTACACACCTCAATACCTACACTTAGCTTGTTTAAGTTTTGATACTTGAGTCCATGCACTGAGAAATCTTGAGAATCTATACCTAAGTGATAAGCCCAATGCCTAGAGCTGAAGCACTGTACAATGGTTCCTTTTTCACCTACTACAAATGCAGTAGCTATCCTATCTGAGTTGCTATTCCACCAACGTGACACAGCTACTGGGTTCCCGTTGCCTGCTGTATGGTGTAAATAGATCTGTGTTTTTTCAGACTCCTCATGGAAGTACTGAGCATTAGATAGGCGTTCCTGTAATATCTTGGTTGTGTCTAATTTCATCTACTTCCTTTTTTATATCCTTAGCTCTAGCGAAAAGATTTTTCATAGCCTGCCATAGGTCAAGCCCTTTCACTGCTTTGTAGTTCTCGTTAATGCTCATGACTTCAATGCTAACCAGGATTAGTGCAAGTATCTTAGTGAGTAACAGCTGTACTGAAAAGAACTGAAGTATAATATTGTTAAGGATAAAGTGATCTATCATATAGAACAGGATAACCGTTACCTCATAAAGTAGCATTTTGCTAATGATAGCACTGAGGCCCCTGCTAGTTATCTTTGTTTTGTTCTTTATTGACTTCCAAATACCGGTAACAGTATCAAGTACGATAACAAACCCTACCAAAAATAGCAGTCCTGATATTGGCATTAAGAATGCACTTATAGTAGCTAACAATTTAATCCAGTTAGCCTGCATTGTTTTTAGTAAGATAGCTACCTGTGACTCCATTATAGTATCAGGATGCTGTTATTGTATCCGTTTTCTCGTAGGTTACCACACATACCTGTGCAAGTTGTTTGATACTGATTGATACAAGAGCAGTGGTTGAACATTGGTCGTAGGTCAGTATCCATGTTGGTAGTGGATATGAATATCGGGAACAGGTTACGGTTAGCTAATAGCCATCTGATTAGACGTTGCTCAAAAAAACTAGCCTTTTGTGCATAGTGTTCCATACCAAAAGCCACCTCATTACGTGATACGCTTGCAGAATAATCACCGTTTTGTGTTTGAAGTCCTTTGTTTTTTAACTGATAGGTCAATCCAAATACCGCATCTTCAGCACTTCGCCAGGCAATGACCGGCTGAATGAACTCCACTAGGTCAATCTCATCAGGTGTAAGTGTCTGAGTATTGTACGCATTCAACATGTGATTGTAGAACACTGTGCCAAGTATAGGCTGTATCCTTAAAGCTGATTGTGTAGCTATGTATGGGGTAACATCAGTCACATCCACATTGGCTGTGATAGGTGTGTTAGTCTTAAGGTAGGTTTCAGTGATAAAGTATAACATTACTGAGCTGGGTTAGTAGGTTCATCAATAGGAGGTAAGGATGCTAGAGCTCTAATCTCATTGGTAGTCATTTTTTCAAGTACTTTACCGAGTAGTGCATCACTTAAATTATTCAATGCATCCTTAACTTTTGCTGTATCCTCATCTACTTCAACAATAGTATCACCAATGATTTGGAAGTTATTGATGTTGAACTCAGCAGGGATTTTAGCAATGGTCAATAGCTCTTGGAATATCGTAGTGATTTGCATACGTAGCTCCATTACTACGTTCTTTTCAAATATTACATAAGCCTGCTTGATGTCACTGCCATTACCCAGGCTACCGGATGTACGCACCCCTAACAAGATAGGGTCAATGGTATGAGCAAAACATATTTGTTCAGTATTCAATGCAGATGCCTCATGGAATAGCTTATCATTGCCATTAGTAGGTAAGCTTTCAATCTTAGGTAGTTGGTCCGCACTGTTAGCAAAGAACGCAACAGCCTTACCGGCATTAGCTGCACCTTTAAGACGGTCAATAGTTTCCTTGATCATGTGTTTTTCTTCCTCAGACTGTGGACGTTTAGGGAACATCATAGCAAAGGATGGGAACACACTATTTTGAATGTTGCTTTTTGCGAAGTAAGATAGCTCACCACTAAGGAAAGCAAAGTTTAATGCACTTGTATAGGTAGGTAATGGGTAATAGTCTTGACCTACTGACTTGACCTCATAGCAATATAGCTGTATTTCGTCACTACATGCAATGTGATAAGGCTTAATTTTCTCAGTATCTATGCGAGTGCTCCAGTCATCAGATAAATAGTAGTATTTTCTGCATGGTGATATACGTACTTTCTCTGGTGATATGTTCTCTACCTTGATTAGCTTTCTTTTTTCACCAAAATATAGCTTAAAATATACTCGATTGTGTAGAATTAACTGTCTAGTAACAGCCTTAACGGTGTGCTTTAGGTTTACTTTCTTTTCAAAAGAGTACATGTCAAGTTTCTCCTGTGGAGTTAGCTTGTCAGTTATGATATTAAACCCTCCACCGATTACAGCATTTGTCTTAAAATCTACAATTGCACCATGTAGTGGTGAGCTGTAGTACATTTGGTTAAGCAGTTCTGGATATAGGTTACCTTCACCGAAACGAACCCAAGACTCTTGTACGTATCTACCGTTGACATAAGGCAAAGTTAAATTGCCTCTACCAACAGGTAAGAATGGAGTGCTAAAAGATTGATAGCCCTCTACTACTTCGGGCCCTTTGGGTTTGCTGTTAATAAATCTATCGTACCATGCCATATTAATCGTATATTGAGTTACCTACTGGACCACTTACTACCATTCTACCTTCCTCAATAACTACACCTGTAGTCTGTGAGATATCCAGTGGTAGGACAAATGGGGTAGAGCTTTCATATACTTCATACGTGTACTGCCCTTTCAAGAGTGATATATCCGTTGGCTCATCAAGAGTAAACAGATTGTATCTTTCGGGGTATGCACTTGTATCAGCAGATGTAAATAGCTGTGGTGTGCTAGTAGTATTCATTTCATTGGTGAACACAAACAAATAATGTGGTGTACTAACCGTAGTGACCTCTGATAGAGTCAGTACAAACTGATTAATAACACCTTGATCTAAGTATATCACACCTATATTAAATTAGACTTTACAAATGTTCACAAAAAAGGCCCACCATTACGGTAGGCCCTTTCGCTATGTAGAGAAATAAAGAACTTATATAACTCCGATTGCTTGAAGTGCAGCAGGTAGCATGTCTACCTCATAAGCTAGGTACTCATTCTCAGCTACCAAAGTAACAGAGTATTTAGAACCATCAGCTCTAGCTGTTCCTGAACCTTCACCTGTAGCAGATACCTGCAAGTAAGGGAAGTACCAATACTTGCCATTCGCATCTAATACGATAGCTGCTAAGTATTGTTGACCGGCACCTAAGATTTTGATAGCACGAGACTTATCTTTGTCTCTTCGGTGGAACATTAAGTTAATTGTCTGAGTTACAAATGAGCTACCATTAACTAGGTCAATAGTACTGTCCTCAGTAAAGTTAGATGTGTTACGACGAACGTAGAAGTTTTCAAATAGTACTGGAGGAGTACCTGCAAGAGTGATACCTGTTATCTCCCATCCTGAACCAGCTGATGGGTCGGTTGGTGTGATAGATGCGATCTCATCTTGTTGGTTAATCCAGATACCATAGATACCACCACTGTTGTTGTCGCATGATTTTACGATTGCTTCTAATGCTTGACAAGCCATGATATTAAAGTATTAAAGAGCCCCCTTGTTAGAGGGCTCATGATTATTATTATGCGTAGAAAACTATCTCAGCAGGGTTAACAAAGTTGAAACCTACTTTCATGTTAGCACGTGTACGGATGTAAGGCTCAGCTACAGTGTCAGCTAAGTTAACAGCACGTAGATCAGAGCTATCACCTTCAGCATCGAATGCATAGATAAGGTTATCTTTCAAAGTGATAACAAAAACGTTGTTGCTCATACCTGGACATACTACGATTTTGATACCTAAGAAAGTCAAGTTCAAATCTTGAGTGATGTAAGCTTGAGTGTTACCTGAAGCAACTCCTAATCGGTACATGTTAACCAATTGAGTAGGCATGTAGATACGTAGGTCAGCTGTACGAGTTGCAATAGTTGCAGGAAGTAAAGCAAATGCAGCAGATAACTTAGTCTCTAATGCAGCGAAGTTAGAAATAACACCTGTACCACCATTGATAACATTGATGTCTAATCCTAACAATTTTTCGTAACCATCACACAAAGCAAGTGTAGGGTTAGCAGAACCTGTGTCACCTTTCCAACGGATTGACTCGATGTCACCATTGATTTTGTTAGCCATTTCTGACCAATAGAAAGACATGAAAGAAGCAACAGAAAAATCTCCGTTAGATCCTTTTGACATTTGCAAAGAAAGGAAAGATTGCTCTAAGTCAAACTGACAAATTTGAGCCATTGCAGAAAGAGCACAAACGTCAATTTCTTTCGCATCTAAATCATCATTAGGAGCTGAGAAAGAACAGCTAGATGGTTGTAAGATGTTACCGAAAGTCACGGTAGCTAATTTAGTTTTGTACTTTACACCTGGTAAAGAACGGTAGTTGTCAGCAGTATCCTCAGACAAATATGCCTTAGAATAGAATGCCTCTGGGTTCGCTGCTAATAAAGCTGTAGGATCTACTTGTAGATCGAATTTTAATTTACGCATTTTATTTGTTGTTTATGAATTTGTTTACACTAGAAAATCTTTGCTGTGCACTCATAGCCACAGCCTCTTCAACTACTTCCTCCTCTACCTCAGTACTAATCAACTCCTCAACTTGGTTCTTAAGGTCAGCGATCATAGCTACTAATGCATTGATTTGCTCATCCATTGCAGGCTTAACAATAGCAAGGATAGCCTCTGCATCTAATACAGGATCTACCGCCATTGTTTCTTCTTCTGCAGGGATTTCTGTTACTTCCTCTTCGATAACAGTTTCCTCTAGGGCTACTTCCTCAGAAGCCTCTACTTTTTCAACATCTTTTACTTCAACTACTTTACCGTCTTTTACAACGTAGATTTTTTCGTTGATGATGTGTTCGCCATCCGGCAACATTAACTCATTCATTTGTGTATTTATTTGGGATTTGTTTTGCTCTTTTAGTTTCATGCCTAAGTACCCCTCTATACTGAAGCCTATTTGCTCTTGAGCTACAAGTTCAGCGTAGTACTCTTTATCAGTTACCTGGGCAGTAACCATAAGTGTACCCTCCGGTACTTCAATACCAAATGATGAGTAAGCTTTGTCCTCTTTTGGAGTGTCTACTATCCATGCCTCAAGTACATAGGCAGGTACAGTCTTTTCAGTATCATGTTCCAAGTTGAATAGGTCCTTATTCAACATGTCTTTCATGAACTTAGCATGAATTTTCTCTATTTCTTCAGCAGTAAATTTAACATAGTACTCTTCATCAGTGTCCTCATCAAAGCGATAGATCTCCATAGGTATCAAAGCAGGTGCAGTGATACGGTACTTTATCTCATCGTTAAATCTCATCGGCTTTGTCTGAGCACTGAATGCCATACCCATGACTTTGATGGCTGGAGTTGATGTAAAAGCTATCTGTTCGATACCTAAGTCTTGACCATTCTCAGAGTACTCAGGATCAATAGTTATTTTGTAAACTGGTAGTTTATCTTTTGCCATTACCTATATTATAAATTTCCTATATTTGTTCAAATTTTAAAACATGATAAAAATCTTAGACAGGGAAATCCCCAACCAAATTGATGAGCTGACTATTGAGCAGTTCGAGACTATCACTGATATTAACAATGATACTAGCCTTGACCCCATTGACAAACACCTTAAAGTATTCTCTTACCTGGGGATACCTGAGTCTGAGTTTTGGGATACTGATGTTGCTGAATTTGTAGAGATTGTTAAGAGCTTCAATACCATGGAGCAAAAAGATTTTCCTGTAGTGGAGGAGCTTGAGATTGAAGGATATATCTACCGAGCTCAAATGAAGTTAACTGTACGTGATACAAAGATCATTGAGAAGGTAGCACTACATAAAAATAAAGGATATATATCTGAGATGTTAGCTGTCATGTTCAAACGTGAGGACCTTACACCTACCGAACACTATGCTGATGCTCACATTAAACAAAAGGCTAAGCTGTTACGCAAGCTAGATGCTAACATTGCCATCCCTTATATCATGTTCATAGCTCAAAAGATAGGACAACAATTACGAAATGATACACCTACCGAAGCAGTGGAGTGATGTAACTGTTGAACAGTTCATTGAGTTTAATAAGATAGATGCCTCACAGGGTTCGTATCACTACAATAGTGAGGCACTTTCTATCTTGTCAGACTTACCCATTGAAGATATTGAAGAGCTCGATGTGGATGAGATGCGTCAGTTAATCAAAGACAATAAGTGGTGTAAATCTGAACCATCCAAAAGATATAAACATGAGCTACTTGGGTTGAAGCTCAAGCCATTCAACAAGCTATGCCTATATG